AGAGATCGGGATTTGCTACATACAGTGCATTTGCCGAAGTCTGGATACTCGTAAGTTTTGCGTAATAAGTGCCAAGTACGGCATACGCAGAATCAGGGTACGGCCCGAAGATGAAGTTACTTCCTTCTCGCCCGATCAGTGTCGGCTTACCCTGAGCCACACGATTCGGGAACTTGGCGTAAATCTGTGATGCAGTCGTACCGGAAAGATTTGATGTCGGATTGCTGTTGATGTACGCAAATTTCAGTGCGAGATAGTCGTTAGGTACTGCTATGACGCCATTCGCTATCGTTCCGCTGAACGTCGCCTCCATGACACGCGAACGCACAATGCGGAAGATTCTCTTCTCGCCAATCAGTATCAGATCAGGAATGATGGCAGTGAGGTCTGCCCGATGCAAGAAAGATGCTACTGAGGATTGCAGTCCTGCGTATGTGCCGTCAAGAGACATTTTACTCTTTCCCAAGCCAGTTTAACTTCGCCTAAATGCCATTCGGCACTACTTAGGCTCCTGATCCACTGCCCCCGGTCTGGGAAACTTGGTGTCTCGATACGACTTAAATCTTGTTGCCCTACTGGTGCTGCTGGTGATCTATCACTACAGAACACCGGGATTCCTAGACGAACTGCATCGATGTCCGCCACGGAACCGAATGTAACAGCACAAAAAGCCTTTGTCAATACCTGCGAAAGATCGCCTTCACCCTTCTTTTTTATGACGATCTTTCTATCCGAGTATTTCGGTATGGTATCCATTACGTAGTCAAACCACTCCTGTACCGGATAGATTGACCATACTTTAGGCGCAGGATGGATGACTACGATATTCGGGCCGGGGTTCTTCCACGGTCTGACTTTAGGTTTCGCGTCCCTGTCAGAATCTCGCCAGTCTGTGCAATGGTAGTTCGATACGCACAATCTGAACCACTCCATGTTAGGGTGTCTATTGAAGTAGGCGTGGTCTATATAGAGGTAAGGTATCTGTTTCTTATTGCAAGTTCGCTGGATTTCGTCCATCCCTTTATCATTACCCAAGATAATCGGAGGCGTATATCCGTCCCACTCCTGCTTTACTTTACACCCGATTTCTTTGCACAACGCCTTGACGACGTTGTCTCTACGAACAACATTCGTGATTATTCCGTGCAGCACACGTAGTCCCCAGCTTTCTCTTCCTTCACCACATAGCCCCAAGATTCAAGCAGTGTAATCGCTGCCCTGTCATCCAGTCCGAATTGGCTGCCTTTGCCGGGTTTCTGCTCTACAATCATCACTGGTCTACAGGTTTTGATCGTATGTTCGCCCCCCTGGATGATGAAGTACTCAAACCCCTCAGTGTCAATCTTGATGAAGTCCGGCTTCAAGTCGAACCAATCAAGTCGCTTGATATCGATGGTATCTCCCGGTTCGATCCATGAATCTCCGCTTGATCCTTGCGTGGTATGCAGAGAAGCGCGCATATCCCTATTCCCAAGGCCATACGGGTGCAGAGTGTAGTTACCATCCACGTTCATCACGTAGCACTCACGATGGTCAGGGTTAGGTTCAAACGCAACAACTTGGTCAAATAACTTTGTCAGGTGCGTTGACCATAGCCCGCAATGCCCACCGATGTCGATAGCAAGACCTCTCGGGATGCAATACTTCATCGCCATGTCCAGCTTGGACTTCTGATACGTCCATCCTGGCGCCGTCGCAAAATGCAACAGGTGCTCTTCGTGGTCAGGTAAGTAGATACCTTGGCAACATTTCATAGATTGCTCCAATCACAGTTTCAGGTTTGATGGCTGCTGCCTTCTCTGCACAATGCTGGCATACCCCACCATATTATCCACAAGGCTTCGACCCATCATGGATGTTGAAATGGTCGTCATACCCAAGATGTTTCGGAGAACTAAACCCTGTCCAGATGACTACCGCAGGGATACCAAGGGCAGCAGCCGCATGATGTAACGCGCCATCCGTACCGACGAACAACGTGGCCCTGCTTAGTAAAGAGAGTGCTTTGCGAAAAGACTCGGTTCGGATATGGGGGAAGATCGGTGTATCCGTAGTCCCAATTTGCACAAACGGCAATGGTTCGGATAATAGACTTTTCCAGTAGGGCCATGACTTATTCACCCCATGAGCAAATTGATTCTTTACCTCTGGTTCTACGATGATATATGGCTCTGGTGGATTGCCCGGTTTCTCGTCTTCCGAAAACCAGATCTCGCCTGGAGTAGGTTTCCAATCTTCATTAAACAGAAAATGCTTATCAATAGAACCAGTAATATAAGGCCTATTACCGCCATAATTAGCCACCCAAACGCAGTCCTCGCCCGGTTTAGCCATCCTAGGATTATTCTTGAAAACTTGTTCCTCATAGAAATACCTTTTCCCATCTCCTAGCATGACCTTCTTGCCGGTTCGCTCGTTTGCCTCTTTGACTTGAGCGGATGCCATCAGCCAGTCGCCTAATCCCATTGCAAAGCATTCAAAGTGTGCTCCCAACTACCCTTCTGATACCAGAGTTTCATACTCTTGTACCATGGCATCGGATCAATCGCATAGCGCCATTGCATGTGCTCAGGGATAAGCGCAATTGTTGGAACACCTAACGCGCCTGCACAATGCAGTGCGGCAGTATTCACGCCTATGACACAGTGCAGTTCAGCAATCAATGCGGCAACATCGTCGTAGTCGCTACTCTCCGTGGCGAACGGGAACTTGTGAATCTTGACGCCGTGAAGCTCCTCAAAGAACTGGGTATCCCGTGCCTTGTAATCCAGACTAACAAAGTTGTAGCCTTTGCGGTGGAGTATTGGTAACCATGCGTTGAAGCCGATATCTCGACCAGTCTCGTTAGTACGCTTGATGCCGCCACGGGTGCAGATACCAACTGTCTTACCTCCCCATGCGTCGAATAGGGACTTCCACATCAGCCTACGTTCAGGGTCTGCTACAAGGTACGGCGTTCCGGGAAAGTCTTCTGTTTTCAGTCTAAAGAATTCCGGTAATCCCCCGATGGCACATCTGGCATTGATATCTGCGTTTTGCACCCAGTCTGGGGAGTCATCTCGTCGAGTCCCATGCACGATTGCTCCAGGGAAGGATCGTCTAAACAGACCCTCAAGTTTTGGATCGCAATCAACAAAGACTTTTTCGCAGCAGGAAATGGCGTCAGGTATACAAGACGCATAAGACATCTCATCGCCAACTCCCTGTTCTCCATATACAACAAGGCGTCTGCCCTTTTCGCCATTCCATCGCGGTTCGTCACCATACGTCCATTCCTTTCTGAACTTACCACCTAAAGATAGCCCCCAGGCTTCCCATCCGGCCTTCCAGTGGCCTTGAGCAAGATAACAGTGTGATAGGTTCATCCGAGCGTTCAAATCGCTTGGATCGAGTTCTAGGGCCATTTCTGCGGCTTTCTGCGCCCCGTCCCAATCTGACAGATGAACTAGGGTAGCCGACATGTTGGAATAGGCTAGAACGTATTCTGGATTGATCCTGACTGCCTCTACGAAACAGTTGATGGCTTCCTTGAATTGTCCAAGTTCGTAGGCGGCTCGACCGACGGAAGTCCAGATTTGGTGACTCTTTGTGTTTTCCTGGAGTGCCCTTCGGAACATCTGATAGGCGAAGGCTTCTTTACCCGACTGTAGCCAGATAAACCCAAGCATGTGCAGCGTAAGCGCATCATTTGGGTGGTACTCCAACACACTGTAGATTACCGGTAGTGCGTTTTCAAAATCATTGTGTTCGACAAGCTCATGTATCGCCTTCTGGCATTTGACCAACTCGTCTTTATCCATGGTTATCCTGAATGCCGTTTATTCGTGACCTTTAGGCCGGGGTAATTGGTTTCGATCTCTTGTATCAATCGTTTTGTGCAGTTCTTGTCATTCAGGCGCAAGCCTTTCTTGGCAAGTTCCATCTCTACTATAGGCGGAATAATCGCATAATGCGAGAAAGTTTCTACCTTCCCTTTCATTGGAGCTTCTGCCCTCGCACGTTTGGCTTCCTCCAAGAACTGGGATACGTCCTGTTCGTGCGTGATGTGGATTTTGTCGGTTATGGGATCATAATCGAAAAATTGACTTACTTTAGTGATCGGATCGTAATCGAAAAGTAGCGGCATATTAAATGGGGCGAGTTTCCCCGCCCCACCCTCAGTTACTAGGCGCCTACACTGCACACTTTCGCGTGGGCATCGGGGTTCTGAACCACTAAACAGTATTCACTGGTCAGCAGCCACTTCGTACTGTCGCCCGTCTTGGCGAGTTCCGTTTTCTCCATCGGGCGCAAGCTGGCAATACCAACGTAGCCCGGATCGATACACAGAACCGCATGATCGCGCATAAAGCGATCCATCTTGACGGTATGGTTACCAAAGTCGGATACATACATATCCGCGGCACCGATGATGATGCCCTGCGTTGCGCCTTTGATCTCGTTGTACTTGGTAGCGATACCAGTGAACGCGGAGAAACGTGCCTTGTTAGTCGAAGACATCAGGATCAGCGAAGGATCGCCACCGTCAGTCCAGGCGTTACCCAAAGCGGTTTGCAGATTGGCTTCGATGAAGGTCACTTGCGTACCATCAGTCGGAGCAGCAACCACACCAGCAGCAAATCCGATGGTCGTTGCAGCGGTGTTGCCCGTCGCCTTAACGCCATTGCCCGGAGACTGAGTGCTGATCCACGATTCAATACCAGCAGACGAACGTGCGGTAGCTTGACCGCCGGCAGACGAGGCTTGATTGCGAACCAGAGCGTATTCCATATCACGCTTCAGTTCTTTGCCAGCCTTCATCAACTGATAGGCAGTTTCCGATTTGCGACCATACTTGCGAACCACATCGTAGGTCGCGGAGATGTTCACCGTCTTGGAACTGATCTGGCAGTAGTTGCCGACAACAGTCGTCGGAGACAGCGTTGCGAACGTGCTATCCAGACCTTCGATCTGGGCGTTCGCGGCGGCGGCAGCCAGCGAGTCAGTCTGCCATTGGTGGTAGGTTTGACCGGCCTTGGTGCGTTTGCACACGCTCAGGAACGGCGTATCTTCAGGGCTGATATCATAGATGATATCCTCGAAGTCTTCCGCGATGCCAGCACCATTATAGGTGTTAGTCAGTGTTGCAGTCATAATTGATTCTCCTAAATCATTTGTTCAATAAGTTTTGCCGCATAGTCACTCCTACCAGTTTTACGAAGCGCATCGCGGTTCTGCTTGTAGGTGGCCGAAGCAGCGTTCTTTACGTTCTTTGCCCCCGGTTTAACCGTTGGCGAAGCTGTTGAAACCTTCTTGTCGACAAGGGGTTTCTCGGCTTGTAGTTTTTTCCATTGCTGGGCGTCGTACAGTGCCTTGATGACCCACGGCTCAGTGAGCGCATTGAGTTCTGCATCTGAGGCTCCATAATCGCGTCCTAGGGATTTGAGGGTTTTACCCAACTCTTCACCCCATCCAGGGATATCCTTGGTCAGCACCTGTTGCCCAAGTTCGATTTGCTTGGCGCGAAGAGTTTGCTGTGCCTGAGTAAGTTCCTGTTGCTTCCGCTGTCTTTCGTTCGCCACTTGGCCCTTTTGGACTTGAAGTTGGTTGTACGCGAAAAACAGTTTTTGAGCTTCAACGGGATCGCTGTTGCTCAGTGCTTGCCAGTCAAGCGATTGGTACTGGCTGAGTTGTTGATCAATGGACGTTTCTTTTGCGATGTCCTGTAGAAGTTGATTCTGAATATCAACCTGCTGTTTGAAAGCAGTCTCTTGGGCCTTGATAGCCTGAGCCTGTATTTCAACAGCCTTTCGATCTTCGGCCAACCTCTGCGTCTTTTGGGTATAGTCGAACCCTTGTTGCGCTAGAGCGATCACCTCACTTTCCGGTTTATCAATCTCCTGACCATCGTGCTTCAGTTTGAGGATACGTTCTTCCTCATCTTGCTGCTGCTCTTCTTTCTCCGGCTGTTCTGCTTCTTCAGCCTGATCTGCGGCTTCTGCATCGCTCTCGGGAGGACGTTCTTCTTCCTGAGCAGGTTGCTCTCTCTCGACAAAAGCCAGCATACGATCTTCTACGCTGGATTGCACGGGTGCTTGATCCATTGTTATCTCCTAGTTAAAAACCGGCAGCAGCTTTGAGTTTTCCGGTCAATCCGCGTTCAATTTGAATTCGTGCCATCTTTCCGGTCACTGCGACATCATTGATCGTCTTCTCGATCTGTCCCAGTATCTGTAGCGCAATCACAAGATGGTGGTGTGTTCGATCATCTCCAAAGGCTGAATCCTTCATGGAGTTGATGATCCCGTCGCGCACTTTCGAGAAAGCTTCTTGCATGATAGGGTTAGCCATCAGGCGTTCGGCTTCCTCTCCTCGCTTCGATTCCGCGAGTTGATCCATTTCAGCACTTCTTCTTCGGTGGCATCTTGCCCTTCATCGGCATCTTGTCTTGTTTCTTTCCCATGTCATGCTCCTAAAAGTAAAAGAATAACTGCATCTTCCTCGTCTTGTTCCAACTTTGCCTTGATTGCGAGGGCCACCAAGTCTAATTTATCGTTCGTTTCATCAACCCACATTGCAACTTGTGGTTCGTATTCTCTAGGCACTTCTTTAAGAACAACGTAGGTTGTTTTCGGCTGCTCTGTTTTCTTAAGACGTTTGGCTTCACGCTTCTCAAACGCCTTAAGAAAACTCGGTAGGCTATCCAGTGGTACCCTGAACTGTTTTCCCTCTACTTCGACAATGATAGGGTGCTTACCTGCTCCTGAGTTCGCGCCTCGGAACAGGTTGCGTTGAATCAGCCCCCACAGGTCGAGTAGCATTAAATCTCCTCACCCCACTTAATAACTGCTTCTGATACCCCCGTTGAAGCGTTAGAAGTCAAAACTAGATAGTCTCCTCTAACCATATTAAATTGAATAATGTTCATGTTAGGTGTATCAACAATTCGTGCCGTTGCTGCTTCTACAGGAAATAC